GATGGAGGTGATGCCCAGCGCTGCACATACGAGCAGCGCCGACAGCGCAGCACCCACGTTCCGTCGGGAGACAAGAACGAGGGCTCGCGCGAGAGTTCCGCGTTGAATCTTCTGCACTGCGGGCACCACATCCACCGCTTTCACTTTCGCTTAGGTGATTTGCAGAATGCCTTCCGCATTCCAGGTGATGTTCACGACGCCGCCGTTCCCCGAGAAGGGGAACCCGCCCGTGTCAATGAACGCGATGGGCACGCTGTCGGCGTCGTTGGTCACGAACCGATAGAGCACGACGCCCTGCATCTGCCGGGTGCCCGCGCCGAGCGCGGCGAACCACGGCGCGAGGTCAGAGGCGTCGATTTCGACGCGGTCGTTCGCGTCGTCGTAGGCGACCGCTTCGCCCGCGAGCGCGACGCGCGAGTAGCCCGAGCCGTCGTACTCGTCGAGCGTGGTGAAGCCGGTGCCGCCAGAGATGGTCGTGGCGTCACGCTCGGTGTCGGCCGTCGTGTTCGTCATGACCCCAATGAGGCGTTGGTCGGCCGTGTCGAAGTCCAGGTCGGCCTTCGCCATGTTCAACTTCGAGCCCTTGTACCAGAAGGATGCCATTAGGCACCGCCCTTCGCGCCCGACTTCACGACGACGGTGTCAGGCGTCAGTGTGGTCTCCGCTGCGCCCGCCGCCGCTTTCGCGGCTGCGTTCTTCTCGGCGCGATATGCAAGGCGACGCTCGTGCTGCGCTTGCATGGCTTTGACGTGCTCGTCCTTCAACCACGCGCGCGCCTTCTCGAACACAGCGCCGTCGTTGCCGCTGAGGTCGCCGGTCTCGTCACCGGGAGCCGTGAAAGTCTGCGAGGTCCCCGGCGAGATGGTGATGGAGATGGTCCTGTTGCTCATTCGCTACCTCTCATTCTTCCCACGGCCACGGTCCCATCGGAACGGGTTCGCCGAGCCCGGACGGTGCGAGTCGTGGGTCACCACCGCCCGGCTGGAGTTCACTGGTCAGCGCTATCGAGCCCATCGCCGAGCGTCCAGCCGCTCTGCGAATCGCGCGGAGTTCGTGCTTCAACAGGAAGATGGAGCCGCCTTCGCTCCCGGCATAGGTCACGCTCACGTCGCCGACGCTCGCCTGCTGCGCGCCGTGTGGGTTCTTCCACGCGCGGAGCGCGACCGCGAGGCAGATGGCGACGACGATGTCAGGCGCGGTGGGTGGGTCGTCCCAGGCGGTGCCTTCGGCTCGGATGAGCGCACTGGCATCGTCGAGGAGACGGCGCGCACGCAGACCGTCGGAGGTCTCGGGGTCGAGTGTGACCCCGAGCCTCTCCGACAGTTGCGAAAGGTCAGCGAGGGACGCTGGCACTACTTGCCGTTATGACGCGGGCGTGAAGTCGAGCAGGACTGCGCGGACGTTGGTGCCGTTGAGCGGACCGGGCTGCCCACCACTGTCCTCGTCGCGGCCGTCCTCGACGCTCGCGCCACCTGCGAACGAGTTCACGACCGAACGGTCCTGCAACATCGTCGCGTCGTAGTCGCGAATCCAGCGCATCGCCAGGCCGTCCTGATTCTGGCTGGAGCCGAACGGAACGCCAGCGGGCACCTCGGGTGCGACGTTGCCGAACGCGAACGCAGAGCGGTGGAAGGCGATGCCGAAGTTCGGGTCAACGCTCTGTGAAGCGACGACCGTGAACCCGGCGACCTGACCGATGGTCGCGTTGCGCAGGGCACCCGTGCTGCCGGACTGGTCAACAGCGCGCAGCGTGTCCTCTTTGAGAGCACCCGCCTCGATTGCGCTGCCGATGAGGAGCGTGCGACCGTCGAGCGGCACGTGCGCGTCGTTGAGGACGCGGCGTGCATCGACTGCCGCTGCGTAGAAGTTGCTGCTGCCGGGGTCCTCGTTGTACGGAACTGGCGCGGCCGCGTAGGTCCCTGCGGCCATGATGGCCGCGATGATGGCCTCTAGTTCCTCGGCGACCGCGATGACCTGCGGCTCCAGCACCTGCTGCGTGAATGACACGATGTCGAGGGTCAACTCCTCGTCGGTGACCGCGACCGCACTGTACGGGTGACGGTCGAGCGCGACGGGGATGGACACCTCCTCCAGCGTGTCAATGACGATGGGAGCCGAGCGCGTGCGGAAGGTGTACTCACGCGCGCGCAGGATGGCCGGGACGCGGACGTTGATGGTGTCGTTCGCCTGGCCCCGGAAGTCCGAGAGGCCGTAGCGCGTCACCAGGTTCGGCAGGATGAGCGCGCGACGCAGCCGCTCCAGCGCGACGGCGGTGATGGTCGTGGACGATAGGAACGTGTTCGGCATTCGTCGAGTCTCCTTCGCTAATTTGGGATGCGGTCCCGTGCGGGAGGCTCGTCAGATGCCGTGCGGCATCGCGCTGTTCTGCTAGTTGTGCCTTATCCCCATCGCCTCGTCAACAATTTTGCTCACGTCGGACGGTGGAGGCTGGCGCTCACCAGTGCCGGACCTTTGACGTTCCGCAGGTCGGCGCGCTGGCGCTCGCCGCTGTTGCTCACGGTCATCGCGCTCGTCGCGCTCGTCGTCGTCGCTCGCAGGCTTGAAGGTTTTCAGCAGTTCGTCGGCGTCGGTTTCGAGTTCCTCCTCGGTGCTACCGACGAGCCGACGGGCCTGAACATCTGTCAGTCCCTTGCGCATCGCCACGCGGAGCAACATCGCGTCGCGCTCCGCCTTGACGGCCCGTTCTTCTGCCGTCTTACGCGCTGCCTCGGCCTTCTCGCCATCGGTCTTGTTCTTCGATTCGAGTTCGTTGAACTTCTGCGCGGCGGTGGTCACCTCGTCCCACGGGATGCCGACCTTCGAGGAGAAGTTCTCCTTCGCGCGCCCTTCCCATTTGCGAGCCTCGGCCTTCCAGCGGTCGCGGTCGGCTGTGGCTTTCGCGAGTGCATCGGGCTCTGACTTGTCGTCGTCGCCCGCGCTCTCGGAGTCCTCGCGCGCTTTGCGCTCGTCGTCGGTCTCCTCGCGCATCTCGCCGCTCTTGGGGTCTCGAATCTTCAACGCAGCATCTCCTTGCCCGTGCGGGCTAATCGTTGACCGGCATTATGCAGCAGCGCCTACGTCGGCGCTACCAGGTTCGGTCTCACCGTCGCCGCTGTTGACCTCTTGCTCCTGCACGCGCAACTCGCTCCAGCGCTCGATGTCCTGCTCCGTGACGCCGGGGATGCGCCGCCAGAGTTCCTCGACGGGCACCTCCAGTTGCGCGGCCATCTTGCCGAGCGCATCGACGATGGACGCGAGCGGGCGCGGCTCGGTGTCGCGCCAGACCATCTGCGCGCCCTCGGCCACGGGCTCGTCGATGAGGATGCCCGCGAGTTCGAGCACCTGCTCCCACGATTCGCCGAAGCCGGTCTGACGCTCGACGACCTTGCGCCGCTGTCCGGCCTCGGCCGCGACGAGCGCCTCGGCTGAGAGGTTCACCAGCGACCCGATGAGTTCGTGTACCGGCGTCTGGCTGATGCTCGCCATTTGTTTGAGGGTCTCCTCGCGCGATTTGAGGTAGCCCTCCAGTTGCGTCTGCTCGAACTCGCCTATCTTCACGTTCTCATCCTCGAAGGTGAGGATGCGCGCGGCACCGGCTTTGAGCGTCTCGGTCTCGCTCGATGCGGTCCAGCCGATGATGTAGCGCTGGCGGAACGCGGCGTAGTGCTGCGCCACGAGCAGCGAGAAGGTCGTCAGGTCAACCTGGTCCTGTAGCGCCATGAGCGGCTCGACCTCGCCGACGTTGTTCTCGTCCAGGTCCTCCTCGTTGAGGAACCGCACGACCGGCGTGACGCCGAAGCCGTGGTCACGGGTCTCGATGAAGGTGATGGGGTCCTTGCTCGTGTCCTTGTCGTCCGACTCGGCGAAGTACACGGCCTCCTCGTCGTAGAGCCGGTAGAGCGACTTGCCGCCGCCCGGCTCGACCTGTAGCGCCATCATCGGCCAGTCAGGGTCCTCGCCATAGAGCGCAGTCATGCGGCGTGGGCTCACGCCGCGCATGACGGGCTCGTCGATGGTTGTGCCGTCGGCGCGGGTGGTCTCGCCTGGCAGCACGGTCACGAACGAGAGACCGTAGGCGAGGGCCGCGCGATGAACGCCCAACTGCCCCCGGTCCATCTTGTTCGCCTGCCACGTGCCCCACACGCGCGCGTTGTCGGCAGTCCGTGCCTGGCGGAACCCATCAACGAATAGCGCCTGGTTCACGCTGTTCACGACTATCTTCATCATGTTCACGCGCGATATCTTCGCCATGTTCACGAGGTCCACAGGGCTGCCGCGCGGGCTCACCGGGTGGCGCTGCAAGCCGTGCAGGTAGTCGTGGATGTTGTCGAGCCGGACCTTCTCGGCCTTGCGCCAGTCGAGCATCTGCTTGATGGCGTCGATGGCCGCCTCGTTGTTCAGAGGCATCGTGAGCACCTCATGCGAACATCGCCCTCCCGGTCCTTCTCTTGCGGCGCTTGGTCTCTGGCAGAAGGATGTACTGCTGTCGAGCCGTGCGCGCAAGCACTGCGCTGGCAAGCCAGTCTACCTTCCGCGCCGACTCGCGATGCTCTTTTCCGAACGTCACGCCGTACTGGTTCGGTCGCCGACGAGCGTTGTACACGTACTGCGACGCACGCCTGCTGCCCTCGTGCATCACGACGTGCTCGACGATGCCGTCATGGAACGCCTCCACCGCCTGCGTGATTTCGCGCGTGCGGCCGCGCATGTCCCAGGCGATGCTGTGCCGCGAGCTCGAGTGGACGTACAACGACGCCGACCAGGCCGCTTCCCACTTGTCGATGTAACTCTCCCACTCCTCCACGTCGGCGAAGAAGCCGTTCACCAGGTACGTCGCGAACGCCTTCTGCACCGCCGCGTCCACCTCGGCCGTAGGCACCTGCCCGTCGTAGTCGGCCGGGTTCCAGATGCCGAGCGTGAACAGCATGCCGTCGGGCACGCGACACGCGACGAGCGCCGTGTGGTCGTCGCTCTTGGAGCCGTCGAAGCCGAGCGTTATCTCCTCCTGCGGACTGAGCACCAGGTCCGGGTGCGCGCAGAGGTCCCACTCATGCGGCGCAATCCACGCATCCTCAGCCGCGATGATTTGGTTGAGGTAGAAGCGGCGCGACGTGCTCGCTGGCGTGCGCGGGTCCCAGATTTCGTCGATGAGCCGCTCCACATCGAGCCACGTGCTGTCGCCGCGCGCCGCGAGCAGTCCGGCTTTGAGGCTCGTGTACTCGTCGAGTTTCGTTTGCGGCGGTGCCTCGCGACAGTCGTACAGGAACCCGGTAGCCTTCGACTTCCCCGCCGCGATTTTCTCGTACGCCTCGTAGTCGCGCTGGCCGACGCTGTCCTCAGCAGGGTCGTGCGCGTTGGTGAGCGAGAGCACGCGCGACATGCCGCCGCGCGACTTCGCCACGTTGCGCTCG